ATGGTGCGAATTCTAGCTTAGAAAACTCCTGTTCCTTACTTAGGAATTGCAGATATTTCAGTAGTTTCTCTTTATCCCAGTCAGTATAGATACGTTTACATAAAGAATGCAAGAAGTTTATTTGCTTTTCTGTAGCAACTCTATAAGACCCAAAATAGCCCATTTCTAAGCCTTGTCCTTGTCCTGATATAGGCGCAGGGGTTTCGGGGCTAATTTTGCCCTCTATGGGCTTTTTAAGGCTATCTGGTGGGGTTTGCCAAGGGTCGTTTTCTGTGTTCACGTTACGTTGTACTTCCTCTCTAGAAGCAATACCTTTTGTAACAGCAATACCAAGAGCTGCAATAGCACGACCCCAAGCACTTGTTTCAAGAGTCATCATTTCAGCACCTTTAGCAAAGCCTCTAGCTGGTACACGTTCCCAAGCCCAGCCACTTGCATAAGCCATCTTGTCGCGTTCAGGGTAAGCAAACGCTTCACCATAAATGTATGTTTCGCCGTTAAACTCCAGGACACCCTTATATTGAAAGTGCAAAGTGCCCTCTGGGAATTTGTCGTAAAACATTTGTATTCTGTCTTTAACTTCTATGTAGTTCTTTAGATAATCCATTTAATTAACTCCTATAAATATGCCGTGGAATTCTTGCAATTGTTGTAGCTTGTTTTCGCAATCACATTCCCTAAAAGTGCATTGGGTTTTGTGGTAAAAAAACATTTTATGATATGCGTCGGTTAATAGTTCTGATATTGGATACCAGACTTTATCCATATATTGCCCCTTTCGTTAAAGAAAGGTTAAGGCTTACCTATGTCAAAACACGACATTGAATTATAACAATTTGATAACGGCTTTAACGCCAGAGTTCGCCCTCAGCTATAAAAGACCCATCATTATTGAAAGACACAAGCTCAGGTTTAACTACCCCATCTTGCTCATATACCACAGCAAAACCAGCCGACCAATTAGCAATGTTTTCTTTCAAATAACTCATTTTCTTAATGTCGCACAGATGCCCAACTTCAACACCTGTAAGAGTTGTTTGCTTGCCCCCAAAACCATAAGATTGACGCATTATTCCTTGACGATGTGTATGAGAACATATAACCGATTTGTTAGTTTTAACTGCCAAATTTAGAGCTGTAGCACCTGCCATAGAAAATAACCTCGACTCATCGCCGTGAGCGAGAAGCCAGCCTTTAGTAAATTCTTTCAATGACCTGTTGTAAGTTATGTTAATTTCTTTATCGTTATAACCTAAAAGGTTTTCTATTTTAATGCAATCCAAAACTGACATCGCAGGCGCAAATTTTTGGACGTATTTCTCAATGCGTGCTGTGTGATTACTTCGTTGCATAATGAAAGGCTTACTGCGTCCAATAGCACTACGGAATTCTTTGAGCAAGCCTTTCAAACCTATTATATTCTTTTGTAACGAACCCTCAAATTCTAGGGCTGTTCCACGTGCATAAGTTGAAATGGTTTGGCAATCAAGTTCATCACCAACACAAAGTAATTTATCTGGTTTAACGTAATTTATATAATCTAAAAGGCTTTCAACGTATGATTTTTTAATGTAAGGATATTGTAAATCTGAAATAACAACGTAACGCTTAATACGTTACCTCTTTCGTTTAGGCTTACCTAACTGTGTGTTAATACTATCTATAGTACTACGAATTTTTGTTACCTCAATCTGTAGGCGTGTCACTTTATCGTTTAATGATGACCCACCATTAGGAAACAATTGTGATTTCATTTTAGTTATTTCAACTGTTGCTTTAACAACTAAAATAAGTACTGTTATAAGTAACCCAATGATGCCTACAAGTTCGTTAATCATTGACCATCAAACCACTCTGGGTCATAAAAATCATCATCTTCATCTTCCTCAGGCGACATAGTAAATTGGTATTTCTCAGCTGCAAAGTTGATAATGCCAAATACTGAATGTTGTGGCATATCTTGGTTAGCAACAATCTTTATAGTTTTTTTACGTCCATCAAAGAGCTCTAAACAAGCAACAAAACCTGTGATTAGTTTGCCATCTTCGTGAGCTGTGTTAATGATGCGTACAAGTTCACTAGCCATAACATCAGGTAGTTCTATTGTTTGTTTTTTAGCTTTAGGTTTGCTCATATTCCAAATGCCTTTCCGTTAAGGTCGCCTGCCTTAGTAAAGGATATATGCAAATGTGAAACGTGAGGGTTAGACCCTTTGTAGACACGCCAAGCCCAATTCTGACGTGGTGAGGCTATTCGGTGTTGGTGAATAATGTAACTTATTCTTTTGTCGCCCTTGAGTGCTATCATCTTGATATCTTCGGCTAGTAGCCACGATTCTTTAGATGAGCCTTTAACAAGGTCTGAGTCAATATCTATAGCACGAACCCACCCATTCTTATCTGGGTTGTGGTCTGACTTACGTGCGCTGTGTGATAGGTCGCCTATCCAGCCGTCTGAGCGTTTATCTCGTTTAGGATACTTGGCGTTTATTTCTGAGCGTAATTGCTCAGCTGCTTTACTTAGTTTTAGTTTTTTTAGCATTAGGGTTCATAGCTCCCATTGAAGCAGCTACAACAGCACCTAATACAGCACGATAGTCAAGGGCAAAATCTGTTGCTTGCCAAGCTGCTAGGAAAGCAATTGCAGCTAAAGATAATTGTTTGTGGTTAAAGGATTGCATTTAATTCTGCCTCTGTGAGTCCTGCTACTTCTGCAAGTTTTTTAATAGCGTCTTCGCGTGCCTTTTGCTTAGCCTTATACTCCGTTTCAAGTAGTAATGCTTCTTGAGCGCGCACATCTCTATCAGCAATAAACGCTTCTTTATCTGCACCTTTTAATTCAATAACTTGGTCATCAACACCAATAATTATTTTTTCAGTAGCCATTATTTATTCTCCTAAACATTATATCCGTACACTTCTATTGAGCCTGTCAGCGTGGAACTGTCTGGAAATATGGTAATGCCGTCATAAGAAACAGTTTGGTTATGAAATCCGTAACCTAGATATAGCCTTGAAGTGCCAGAATCGTTCACAGCATTTGAAACAATTCTTGTTTTTTCTGTTGTAAAAGGCGCAAAAACTTCTAAAGCAACACTTCCCAAACCAGTATTATCCATTATTTCAAAAGAAGTGTCGGTGACACGATTGTTTGATAAAGCAGTAGAACCCACAGATACAAAAGTTGTTGCATAAGAACTTGCTGTGGTGTTATCTACACCACCAACACGCAATCTCATATTCAAAACATTGTAACTTGTGTTAATAAGAATTTTGTAATTTGTGTAATTTGCACTAAAAATGTTATTTAATGATTGACTTGCAACTGCAGAGAAACTTGTTGTGTTTAATAAAACCATTCCAGCCTTTTTAGTACCAAGGGCTGTGTTCATAGCTGTGTCAACAGCGTCCCCTAAATCACGGATAGCGTCTGCTCCATTTTTTACTAAATCAGTATCGGCAGGTGTTGGAAATGAATAATTGGTCGTATTTGGCATATCTCTAGTTTATCCTTTTCTTAAATAACGTCAAGCCATTGAGTTGTATTGTCAAGATTTTGCCACTGGGTTAAACTTGGATAATTTTCCCACTGAATATCCAGTGTACTATAGATTGAGTTAGATACAGACATAGTAAGTTCAAGGTTTCGTCTACCAAGTGACCAAGTCCAGCCCTCAACAAAGCCCTCAAAGAACCCAGAAGATATAAGCCCTACTGGAATATTGTCCACATAAAGCAAAGTGTCCATAGATACAGCTAGTAAATCATCTCTAACAGTATTGGTCATAGCATCATTTGCTAGGTTTACTGATACTTCTTCTAATGAGGTTCTAGGTGTTCCACGAAAGTTAACAAAGTTTACAGCTTGCTCTTGGGCATCTAATTGTTGAGCTAGTATTGTTCTTCTGATTTCTTGTAGCAAACCATAGTCATTTATTGACGTATCGTTTTGAGCTGCTTCTTCAAGTACTGGGTCGTCGTATTGAATGACAACGCTGTTAACAATGTCGGCTGTTTGTAGTCTTGTTTGTATATCGGCATTAGCCAAGTTTGCGTCTAGTTCAATTAGGTTATCTGAATAGTTAGTTATTCTTCGTTCTGCATCTGCATAACCTATTTCAAAATCTGTGGTGTCATATAAGTACCCTAAACCTGATTGTTGGGTTTCATCTGTGAGATTAAAGGCTTGGTCTATTTCAGCTGTTCTAGCTAGTACTTCGTAACGTCCTGCGTCAATTGTGTCTATGCCTTGAATGCCGTAACTATCCCAAGTCTCGGTAGTAAAATCGTCCCAAGTTTGTGTGTTACTTAAATCTTCCCAAGCAATAAACAAAGTCTCTTGCAGAATACGTTGAATACGTGCGCCGTCTAATTCCTCTGGATAACTAACAGCACCGGCAGTACGTTTAACAAGTAAACCAAGTGCACCTATGGCTTGTATTTGTAAAGTGTTAGGTGTACCAGCTGCGCCAGCACCCTCAAACCTGTTATAAACACCTGAAACTTCACCTGTAAACAATTTAACAAAAGCACCTGCTGAGTTAGTAACTTCAATAATTACAACGTCTAATAGTTCAACTACTGGGCTTGCGCCATCAAGGTTTAATAGTTCTATGTTGCAGTAACTTGGTTGTGTTGCTTCAAAGAAATCGTTACGACCATAAGTGATTGTGCCACCTGACAAAATGTCGTCAGTTTGTACAACACCTGCAATAGTCACTCTATAGGTGGGTGTATAAACTGTCATAAGGTCATCTAAAACCAAATACGAATGGTTTTATTCCTGTTGTTTTAGTTGCTGTATTTGTGACTTTTGTTATTGCTCTTGCTGTGGCTTGTGGGTCTACAGCTGTTTTGATGTTGTTGTTAACAATTATGGTTGGTGTTCTCGCTGCCCCTGCAGTAGGTAGATTTGGAGTTGTTGGGCTAAAATCTATTCTTCTTTGTGATTCTGTTTCAGCAAATCTTTGACTAAAGTCTAACAATTTTTGAAATGGTCCAAGTACAGCATTTATTGCACCAAGTAAACTATCTATTGCATTTACCATAGAAGTTAGTAAATTAACAAATTTTACAAAACCTGACTGTGGGTTTGTTGATTCATCAAGTTGTCCTGACAAACTTCCTAAACCTGAAACAAGGTTACGTAAAGCAGCACCTAATTGGTAGCCTGCGTCTTCATTAGACTCTAATACTTTGCCAAAAGTTAGGAAAGCAGGAACAGCAGCTCTTTGTTTGCCTGTTAAACCTGCAACAAGTCCTTCAATAGCAGGAACTACATTGTTGTTAATAAATGTTGAAAATCGTTCTAAGATTGGAAGTATTGCGTAGCCTATTGTTTCTTGGGCGTCTTCAAGTCTACGTTTGATAATTTCCATTTTGCCAGCAAAGGTTTCTGCGTTAGCTGCTGCTGCGCCACCAAAGGTTTCAGCTAGTACTTTTGTTGCTGCGTCAAAGTCTTTGGTTTTAATTATGTTGGCGTCTAGTGGTATACCTAATCTGGTTAAAGCACCTAGGTTGCCGTTATATGCCTTTGAAAGGGCAAGCGATACGGCTTCTAAATCGTTTCCGGTCGCTGCTGAAATATCTAATGCTAAGTTGTTAAGTTTTTGTGCTTTCGTTACATCATTTGTTGCACGTAATAGGTTTCCTAATGCTGCTCTAAGTTTTGTGTCTGTAACACCTGTAGCGTTTTGTGCTTTAGTTATGTATTCTTCTGTTGCTTTAATTTGAGCGTCTGTAGCTTTAGTAGTATTTCTTAATGCCTCAGCTAGTTGAATTTGACTTTTTTGGTCTTCAACAGCAGCTTTAACAGCATCAACACCAATTTTAATGGCCATAGCCCCAGCAGCAGCACCTACAGCTGCAAAAGCCAAAGCACCTTTTTTAAGAGCGTCACCTAATTTGTTACTAAAACTTCTTGTTTCTTTATCGGCTTTATCAAGCCCCTCAATAAATTGTTTAGTGTCAGCTAGTAAAGCAAGTTTTAACGACCTTAATTCAGCCATTTAAGCTGCCCTACCTTTCCACTCGGTTGCTATTTTCTCATAGCCTTTTAACCATTCTCGTACAATAACTGGTTGAAAACGTTCCAAAGCAATAAAAATAAACCAGCCACGATTACCTCGCCCTTTACTTGGGCTACGTGGTGGGAATTGCTTCAATCTGTTTGAACCAAATTCTGTACCAAACAATAGATTACCAGCCTTTGCACCACTTTGGGTAACTCTTCTGTTACCACCCATAGTAAAGTTAGGTGCTTTGTCTGACCTGTTAATTTTAAGTGATTTCATTATGGCATCAGCTTGTGCAGGGTTAGGAGCATTGTAAGCGTAAGAGGTAACAAATTTGGCTGCGCGTTCTGCTAAATCATTAGCAATCTTTTTCATATCATTCTTAGCAATATCGTCCATACGTCCAAAGGTAGCAAGAAGTTTTCTTAATTCGTAGTCATCAACTTTAACGCGTATTGTTCTGTTTTTATTTTTACTTTTAACGTCAAATGGTGTTGCCATTATTTTGCTCGTTCAATATGTCTATAGCCGTTGCCCATATATCGGGTTCGGCATTGAGCCAATAATCCGGTGTTATCCCAGTAGCTATTGCTAGTTCTACTGCTGTGCGCCCGATACTTCGGGCTTGGTAAAATTTGCTGTCTCAAAATCAGAAGCAGCAATATCGGTGACTTTGCTTTTCCAAGAATCAAAGTTTTCGATTTTCTTGCTGACTCGTTGTTGAATCTTATGAGCCAAGAATAAAAGTAATGTGTTACTTGGTGTGCTTTCTTCAATAAGTATTTTAACAATTGACTTACCTGAGTATAGTTCTTTTTCTGCAAGTGATAGTTCGATTGGTCTTGTCCATTCTTCAAACTTCTCACCTGTTTCTAGTTCCCACGTTAATTTTAGTTTAAGCATTTGTGTGCCCCTGTTCTGTTTGTTGTTGTTACGCTGTTAGGTCTTCGGTTGGTATACCTACAACTTGTAATGATACTGAACAAGTTTGTACGTCTGCGCCTGAACCTGTGATGCTTGGGTATTGTGGCAATACAAAACCAGTTAGTGTTACACCAGTTTGTAATGTCATAATAAAAGCAATTGTAGTGTCTGGGGCTGACTCTGTTCCGTCCCATAACACTTTGTACAAGCTGTTTGGTGATGCGCCTGCATCGTTCAAAAACTCTACGTCAAGTGTAACGTTTGAGTCTATGTATTTGTAGGCTTTGCCTGCAAGGGTGTCAAAAGTCAATCTTTCTGTATCAAAGTTAATAGCAGATGATGTAATTTGTTCTGAGTAGTTAACGCCGTTAACACTTAGAATTAGTTGACGACCACTTAAAATAGTTGTTGCCATTTTCTTACCTTTCCTAGCCTGTGTAGGCTGTTTGTAGTTGTATTTCAGCACTTAGTAAATCTGTGCTGTTAGTGCTTCTAATTCTTGGGCTACTTACCGATAATACTATAAAGTTTAACGGAATAAGTCCTAGAATTGTTTCTATATCGTCTTCCAAGTTTGTAAGCGCGCTTGGGTTAGAATACGTTGTACTAACAACTTCTAATGTTAGTCTGACGTAATAGTTTTTGCTATTGCCTATAACTATTGGTTCTAGGTATGGGTCACTAGCTAAAATTAGGGCTGCTGGTGGAATTATAATTTCTGGTACGTGGTCGTAAGCAGAATATTTAGTGTTATCTGTTATTGCGCTTTTAAGGCCTGCACGTAGCGTACTAAGAGCCATAGTTAACCTACTTGACTATTAGGGTCAATATATTTACTGATTAAACCTGTAACTTTGTACAAAAGGGTTCTGCCCATTCGGTAAGGGGCTGGGGTAAAGTCTAGGGCTTGTTGTGTGCCACCTGCAGCTAGTCGAGATTGAAATACGTCTATAGCGATTTGTAATACAGCTTCTTCAATTGAAGCTACGCCGTTGTATTGTGAAAGGTCGTTTTCGGCTGCAATACCATTAGGAATTATGTTATAAAATTCTGCGTGAACTGGTACGGCGGCGTTTGTTATCTTAAAAGTGTATGGGTCTACTATCTCTGAAATTGTTTTGTTGCCGTTTACGTGTGCTTCAACACCTGAAATAGCTACTGTTTGTCCTACATAAAATTTGTGTTCTCTTGTTGTGTGAATTGTTGTTTCGGTTGCTATTGGGCAAGCGTGTTTATCTATTCCGACTTTCCATTGAATAAGAAAATCACCGATAGCGTCTTCTGAAGTATCAAGTATTGCGTTTAATGCTGTGTCATCATAAAGAGTATTTGGAACGCCAAGTACAGCTCTTAATTGAGCTGCTGTTACAAGTACTGGCATTTCATTTCCTCTCGTTTAGGGTGAGGGTGGCACAGGGGCGAACCACCCTCACGTTTATTTAATTACTGACTATGCAACCTTGAAGGTGTATGCGCCAGCAGCGATTTTTGTTGCAAGTGCGCCGTAGCCGTAGTATGACACGTCAATTTGAGAAGTGTTTATTACGTTTGTGCGTAGGCTCAAGCGTGGGCTTTCGTACCAAGTGTATGCATCTGGGTTGATTACATACATTGAGAAATCGCCTGAAGCTGCAACGTTACGAGATACATATAGATTCAATCCTGCTACGTTACCGATAAGGCTGGTTGGGCCGACTTGGCCAGCAGCATTCTGGGGTTGTGAAGCATTATAGATTGGACGACCTGCGTCGTTGAATCCCATAATTGTTCCCCAAGCTGTTGGAGATACTAATAAGTTACGTGCAAACCCTAAAGAGTTTGAGTAAATGTCAGCTGCGCCGTCAGCAATAAAATCTAGAAGTCCAGCTGCGTCAAAAGTACGGTTTCCACCGTCAGTTGCTCCAGCTGCAATTCCGTTTACTACTGCAAGGTCAGTTGCTTTAGCATAAGCAAATTCCATTTGGCGTACAAGTTCGTCAAAAAATGCAGGTGAAGAACGGTCTAACAATTCTACTGAGAATGTTTGTTGTCCTGCGTATTTTTTAACTGATACTGATACAAAAGATGAAGCCATATCTGTTTCAGATACTGCTGCAGCTTCTGCTGCTTCTGCAACTGTTGGAGCAGTTGTAATTTTAGGAATTTCAAATGTCATACCTGATGGTGGCAAGGTAGCACGTGAAATTGAGTCAACTGCGCCACGGTCTGCGTTTGCAACGCCGTTAATAATTTCTTGTGATTGTGGTGTTGGAATAAAAGCTGCGTTGTTTCCGGTTGTGTCAGCTGCTAATACATATTGACGGCTGTCTTCGTTTCCAAGTGCTGCTCTAATGTTGTGTTCTAAATAAGAAGCTTTTGAAGTGATTGGGCTTCTTGGTGCTGTGAAGATTGCAGGACGCAAATTGCGTTCTTGGGCTTCAACAGCTGGGGTTGCTGCAACTTCTGCTGCAACTTCCTCTACTACTTCTGGGGTAACTTCGTTTGACACGATAGTTTCCTCACTTTCTGTTGGTTGTTCTGATTCGCTAGCTGCGACATCAGTTATTTGTGCATATTCACCAAATGCTGGAAATGTAACGTGTGAAACTTCTCTAAGAGTTGCTTCGTTAACAATTACTTGTTCACCTTTAGTTACGTAGTCGTCAATCATCGCGCCAACGCTAAATCCGGTTCTTAAACCTTCTTGTGCTTCGGCTAATGCGTCGTCTCCTGCATTGGTTCGTGCTATTTTGAATGTTCCGACAATTCCTTTGTCGTCTTCTTCATATCTTGATAATTTACCTATTGGTCTAGTCATATCGTGTTCGGTAAAAAGTTTTATACCTTCACCAATTTTTAATGAACCGGCGCTAAAAACAACGTCGCCCATATTCGTATGTCCTACCTGACCAAAAGGAACAATAACGCCTGTTAATTCACGTTTTGATGAATTAGCTGCGATAATGTCGGTTGAGAATTTAATAAAGTTATTCATTTATCAAATCTTCCCTTTCTCTTGCTTCCTCTACTGTCATTACACCTAAAGGAATAAGTTTGCTGTAAATGTCTGCACGTTCTTGTGCGCTTGGTGAATAGAATTCTTCAAGATTGTATTTTACTATAGAACCACGTGGGGTTATGTCGATGTCTGACAATCTTTGAGTTATTGCTGTCATCAAAGGACGTAAAGATAAATCTATTAGGCTTCTTCTTTCAGCTGTGACGTTTGAATATGTCATTGAACCTGCAGCGTTACCACCTACGTAGTATTCAGGGATATTACAAGCCCTAGCAATTTCTGAGGCCATATATTGTCGTGCTTGGTTTAGCGTTAATTGTTCTGGGCTAAATCCTACAGACTGAAAGTCAACTGTGTCGTTAACAAATGCAGTTGCACGATTATTTCGGGCTTCTTTCCAAGAATTTAATAGGGCTGTAACTCTTTCTGCCGGCATTGGCAAGTTGGATTTCAAAATCATTGAAGGTACTGGCTCATCGGCAAAACGTTTGACGGCTTTTTCTAAAGCGTAGGCTGTTTGTATAGTTGTGCCTGCTCTTACCAATAATCCTTCGTCATAACCTGTGAAAGGTATTAAAGAACCTAAACCGTAATTAGGTACACGTTTACCGTCAACTGAATAACCTGTAACGTTGTAACCTTGGTTGCTATTTAATCCTGTAAAATCTAATTCTCTTGTAACTCTTTGTACTGAAATCCATTCGGCGCTTAAAGGTCTGTTATCTGCGCCAAGTTCCATAATTCTTAAGTAACCTTGACCGGTAAATAAAATGTCCTCTGCGAGAAACGTAAAAGTTGCTTGCGCTGTCATTCTGGGGTCGGGTTGTCTAATAAAAGGTGGGGTCGTAACTTTGCTGTTATTTGATTCGCGTCTAACTTCTAAAGGTAATGAACCAATAGTTGCGCACATAATGTTTCTAGCTCTTGCAACTGCTGGGACTTGCATAGCTTGAGCTCTTGTAATTGAGGTAGTGCCAAAGAAATCAAATGGTTGTGCTACAGCTTGATAATTATAAGGCGCTACAGCAGCATCAACTTTGTTTACGCTGTCGTCAGGTGTTATACCTAGTAGATTTTGAAAGAAGCCCATATCTACTAATTCTTTATCATATTGTTATAATAGTCAAGCACCTAGAGCACTACAATGTCTTGGTTTTGTGCCCTGCCACCGTATTCGGTTGCTTTGTGAACGGCTAAAATCATACTTATTGCAGCTGTTGAAACTTTACGTCTCATTACATACCACGCACCGGAGTCGTTTGTTTTCTTTATACAAGAATTTATGCTAGCTGTTAAATCTGGTTGGTTTGAGTGAGCTAGTCGTGCACCTGACATAGCACTAAGTACTTCGTCGCACGCTTGATAATACTTTGACCCTTGAATAACTTCTGCGTTTATTCCTGATTGACGTAGTTTGGCTACTACTGAGTCACCTGTGAACCTGTTTGCTACTACAGCTTCGGCGTTGTAATGTTTAGCCCACTCTGATATGCGCCCTGCTATATGTAAGTCATCTATTGGGTTATCTGATTCAACAAATTCCATTAAACCCACAGCTATTGAATTGTCTTGAAGTATTTGTGCACCAGTAAGAGCCCAAGTGTTTCGCTCTGGTGATATTTCTAAACCTAACCAAGTTGGTCGGTCTGGTTTTAATTCTAGGTTTGGTTGCATACAAGTATTCCAAGTTCCCATTTGCCAAGCACCGTTCATTGTTTCTACCCATTGGCATAACACTTCTGTTTGAAAGATTTCTGGTGGGTCACTTAGTCTGGCTTTGATTGCGTCTACTGTAATTGTTCTTCCTAGTGCTGGGTTAGCTTCTTTCCAGCCCTCAATGTCTGATAGTTTCCTGTTCGGTGATGCTGACCATTCCATAAAACACATTGGGTCATCTAAATCTTTTTCTATCTTGTCTAAAGCTCTTTGTCTCATAGCGTTTAGCACTATTGAGTAATGGTCACCGGCGTTACTGATACCCCAGAACTGGGAATTGGCACGCGCGTTCATTGTGAACACAAGGGCTGAGTAAGCATCATAGGTTTTCTGTTGTCTAAGCTCATCAAGTATTACAAGGTCTGAGGATAAACCTCTTGCGCCACCTGAATTACTTGCTACAATTTTGTAACGCATACCATTTTTTAATTGAACTTCTTCACGACCGTTAGCCCTTGTCACGTGTTTAACTTTTTTTCTCAACCAATCATAGTTATCTATAACTTCAACAACTTTCCTAAAAGTTTCTAAGCTTAAGTCTCTTGTTTGAGCACTTGCTATCTGTAGTTCTTCGTCCCAAAGGAATAGCCCAGCCAGAATACGCATACGCAGTAAATGAGTCTTACCATTTTGTCTAGCTGCAATAGCGAGCACATTCTTGTAAGCCCAATTGCCGTCTTCTTTAATCTTTGAGGCTTCGTCCATTAGATACTGTTGCCATTCCATCAACGGCATATCTATTTGCCGAGCAAACTCGGCGACTTCGTTACCTCTAGTTGGGAGAGCTAGTGGTGTGGTCTGTATTCTCGGGGTTGAGTTTCCTAAGATTGTCAATTGGGTCTTCACCTGTTTCTAACTCCGGTTTTTCTTTACGTCCATACAAACTCAAACCATACTTATCTAAGATTTGTTGCAACTGCCCCATATATTTAACTTCTTCAATAGGTTTTAACGTACCACCATCGAGTACGCCTGCGAGTGTATACGCCATAGCCATTCCTGCTGCATCGAGAGCTGTGATGATGCCCTGACGTAACGCTTCTTCGTGTGCCCTATCTAAAGCAGGCAGAATTCTGTGTTTTTCTTCTTTAATCATTACGACTAACTCCTTTAGGTAATTGAAACGGTGTTTTCAACTCTTTTGGGGAGGTTTTGAT